CAGTTAGTGTTTAGAACAATACCACTAGCTCATTGCTATATAAGAGAAAATCATCTTGGTATGGTTGATACTTTGTATAGAGAAATGGAAATGACTGTTAGGCAAATACTACAGAAGTTTCCCAAAATTAGAAACAATGAGAAGCTTAAAACAATGCGTCAGCATGATAAGCTTACAATATCTCATTCTGTTTTCCCATCACAGGACGAAACAGGACAGAAGTTGTCTGAGTCAAAAGACTTTGTAAGTTTTTGGTTTTGTAAGAAGTTAGACGATGGCATAACTAAAGATGGTGGTATTTTAAGTAAAGGTGGTTTTGACGAGTTTCCTTATCATGTTCCAAGATGGACTAAATTAGCTGGTGAAGTTTACGGCAGAAGTCCAGGAAGAACTGCGTTGCATGATATACGAGTAATTAATGCAGTCCAACGACAAGTATTAATGAAAGGCGATCAACAAATTAATCCAAGCTTAGAAATTGAAGATGATTCAATTATTGGAGATGTTGCAACTGGCAGTGGATCTATTATTTGGAAAGAACCTGGTTCTGCACAAATTAGACCTGTTGAGACTGGTGGTAGACTTGATTGGGTTGATTACACAATGTCTAGGTTGGAAAAGAAGATTAATGAAGCTTTCCATGTAGACTGGTTATTGCGTCAAAGAAAGAATGAACGTCAAACAGCATTTGAAGTAGCAGACGAAAGAGACGAGAAGTTAAGAATGATGTCTCCTATGCTTGGAAGATTGCAAGTTGAGTTGTTTGGTCCATTGATACAGCGGTCTTATAATCTTATGGCAGAACAAGGTAAATTTGCTGAACCTGATGTAGAATTAGGAAGACTAGAGATAAAATACACATCTCCAGCAGCAAAAGCACAGTTTTCAGTTAAATCTCAAAATTCAAGACGATATATAGAAGAGTTATCCTTACTAGCACAATTAGATCCTAATGTAATTGATGTTATTGATACTGATGCACTTTCACTCGCAATGGCACAGTGGTCTGACATTTCAACTAAAACCACAAGAACACCAGAAGAAATACAAGAGTTGAGACAAGCTAAAGCAGAAAATGAAGCCAGACAAATGGCGGTAAATAATGCACCACTAGAGGCATCTGCTATTAAAGACTTAGCACAAGCTCGAAGTATGGAACAAAACATATGAGCAAAGTAATAGAAGACAAAGTACAAAAGATTAGAGAGATAGAGTTACAGAAAAAATCATTTAAAAAAATATTCCGAGGTAGGAACGGAAAACTAGCAATGACAATGTTAGAAAGTTTGTGTTATTACAATACTTCTACATACGTAAAAGGAGATCCACAAGGCACTGCTTTAAATGAAGGTGTACGGAATACATTGCTTAAAATAAAGGATTTTATATCTACACCAGACAGTGAGTTTGAGCGTAGATCCGAAGCAAAAATCAAAACATTAAGACATGAGCGAAGAACAAACGATGGAATCGGCAGTAGCTACACAGTCTTCACCGACTGATACAGTAGCTGAAACAACAACAGAACAACCGCAAACTAATCTATTGAACGAGGGTGCAACAATTGCATCTGCTGAAAAAGATTGGTTAAACGATATAAGCGAAGAGTTTAGATCAACTCCTTCTATTAGTAATGCTAAAAACATTAATGATATTGCTAAACAAGTTGTAAACTTAGAGAAAGTATTAGGTAAACCTAAAGTTTCTTTACCACAGGAAAACTGGCAAGAATCAGATTGGAATGAGTTTTACAATAAAACAGGCAGACCAGAAACAATAGATGGTTATGATTTAAGTTATAATTCTGAGCATATTAAATTTGAGGATAGTGATAAAAACAAACTTGCAGAATCGTTTCATAAAGCTGGACTCAGCCAACAACAAGCAAGTGCAGTTTTTACGAGTATTGCTGAGAGGGAAGCAAACTTATCTCAAAGTGTCGAAGAGAAATTCATTTCTAACGAAACAAACGCTAGAGAAGTGTTGCAAAAAGAATGGGGTGATGATTTCGAGACTAATTTAAAACTTAGTAATGCAGCTTTAAACAAGTTGTTGCCTAATGATGTTGCAGAACAAGTGCAAGAAAGATACGGAAACGATCCAAATCTAATTCAATTGTTAGCAAATGCAGGTAAATCATTAATGGACGATACAGAGTTTAAAGGAACACTACAATCTAGCTCATGGACAAGTCCTGTCGCTGCTAAATCAGAATTAGATCAGTTAAGGTCTGATCCAGTTTTTACATCACAATTAACAAACAAAACAGATCCAGGTCATAAGTTTGCTTTAGAAAAATGGACTGAGTTACATAGAGTTGCAGCTAGTTAATTGTCTAAATAAGTTATAATTCATAAGCCTTGTCATTAATTTGATAAGGCTTTTTTATTGACAGATATATAGTTATGAATAAATGTTAATTTAAGTTTGTCCTCACTATGTGAAGGCTCATTGTCAGATTGTCCTGTTTTTGGGGTAGCTATCTTAGAGTTAATCGAGGATAGCAGACATCAAACCAATTTTAATTTTAAAACAGGATATAAAATGTCAAATCAAGTGACTACAGCTTTTGCACAGCAATACAGTGCAAACGTAGACCTAATATTCCAACAAGAAGGATCAAGATTACGTCCATACGTGACTGAAGATCCAATGGGTGCGGAATACAAATACTTTGATCGTGTAGGTGCGGTTAATGCGAAACTAAAAGGATCACGTCATGGTGATGTGCAATATAGCGACACACCACAAAGCAGACGTAGAGTTTCTTTCGAGGACTTCTACTCAGCAGACATGATTGATAAAGAAGATAAACTCAGAATGATTATTGATCCTACTTCTGAGTATGTAACTACTGCTGTATATGCTTTAGGTAGACAAATGGATGAAATCATCCTAGATGCTGCTTTAGGCACTGCTTACACTGGTAAAACTGGAAGCACATCTGTTTCTTTTCCAGCATCACAACAAATTGCAGTAAATTTTGTTGAATCTGGTGGAGCAACAGACAGTAATCTTACAATTGGAAAGCTTAGACAAGCTATCTTAAAACTTCGTGAAGCTGAAGCTATTAAAGATGGTGAAACTCCAGTTTGTATTATTAACGCTGCTGCTGAAAATTCATTGCTGAGAACTACTGAAGTTACCAGTGCTGATTTTAACACAGTTAAAGCTTTAGTTAATGGCGAAATCAATACTTTTATGGGTCTTGAATTTTGCAGAACTGAGTTAGTTCGCAAGGATGCAAGCGGAAACAGTCGAGTTGTAGTAATGCCAAAGAGTGCTATTAAAATGGCAGTTGCTTCTGACATCTCTGCAAAGGTTGATCCAATCCCTCATAAATTTCACAACTTCCAGATTTTGGCAGAAATGTCTGCTGGTGCAGTGCGTATGTATGAAGAAAAGATTGTAGAAATTAAATGTGATCCAACTAAATAAGGAGATATAAAAAATGGCTACTACAAAAGGTGCAATCGTAACTCTACTAGACGCAGAACCAAGACAGCGTTTAGAGCGAGGAACAATCAATGCTAAATCACGAGTGTTTCGGGATACAGCAGCAGTCGCAGATGGTGATTTTGATGCAGATGGAGATGTAGTTTATTTGGCAGAAGTGCCAAGTAATTCTAAAATCGTATCTATCAAAATTGCTAATGATGACTTAGATGGAGGTACAGACAGTGTTGTTAATGTTGGATTGTATAATGCAAAACAAACATTTACTACTTCTGGTGCTGTAACATACTCTGCTGATGCAGTAATTGACGAAGACGCTTATGCGACATTAGTAACAGGTTTCCAATCTGCTACTGGTTTCACTGAATATGCGTTTGAAGCAAGAGATATTAACAAAGTAAGCAATTATGTTTGGGAAGATGCAGGTCTACCAGAAGATCCAGCAACTAACTTGCGTATTGCAATTACACAAACCGCTACAGTATCAAGTGATTCTGCTGGCGATGTTTCAATTATTGTTGAGTATACAGAAGAATAATTTCTTTCGAGAAAGCTCATATTAATGTTAAAGGGGGAGAGATTAAATTTGTCTCTTCCCTTTTTTTATGTAGGTTATAAATTATGGCAAGCAAGACAAGTATTGCAAACGGAGCGTTAGTTAAATTAGGACAAGACCTGATAACTAGCATTACTGACACAAACAATAAGGCTGCTCGTATATGTAATGAGCGTATAAATAATTGTAAAGAGATAGTCTTAAACACGAGCTACTTTCATGGCTCTATTAAAAGAACTAAATTAGCTGCATTAACAACAGTTCCAGCTTTTAAATTTAGCAACGAATTTCAGTTACCAACAGATTGTCTAAAATTGGTAACAGTAGATCCAGAAAACAAAGACACTTTTTACAGCTTAGAAGGTGGTAAGATTTTGTTTGATGGAACAGAGTTAGAGATAATATATGTTTCTAACATCACAGATTTTAATTTATTGGACCCATTGGTCAACGAAGCTATCTCAGCTTGTTTAGCTTACGACATTGCTTATTTAATTACTAATGACAATCAAACGTCAGAAAGGATGCAACTGTTGTATGAAAGAACAATGCAAAAAGCTATTTCTGCGAATAACAGACAAAGACGCAGACAAGGTTTCGAGGCAACAGACTTTTTAAATGCTAGATTAATTGGTGGTTACGCAACTACTTATCCTAAACCTACAACATGAGAATAAAAGTTACTAAAAACTCTTTCTCAAGCGGAGAAATTAGTCCATTACTACGAGGTAGGACTGATATACAACAGTATGCAGATGGTGTAGAGGAAATGAATAATTTCCTTATACGTCAACAAGGAGGCATTAGTAAACGTCCAGGAACTAAGTTTATCGGTGAGATTGTAGACCAACTTAAAAAAGTAAGGTTGCAAAAGTTTGTTTATAATAATGAGCAATCCTACACATTAGAATTTTCTCCACTAAAAATAAGAGTATTAAAGAATGAAGGATTTGTTACAGATAATGATGTCGCTATTACAGGGGCAACACAGGCAAGCGTTGTGGTTGTTACGATTAATGCTCATGGTTTTTCTAATGGTGATGTTCTTACTATTAGCAATGTTGTCGGAATGTCTCAGCTAAATAATAAAGACTATAAAGTAAGCAACAAAACAACAAATACATTTGAACTAACTGATATGCTTGGGAATAACATAAATTCCACAGCATTTACAGCATACACATCTGGTGGTGTAGCAAATAAGCATATAATTATTGATACACCATACACAGAGGACGATTTAGAGGGATTAAGTTTTGCACAGTCTA